GCTCAGAGAAGGCGATAAAGACGGACTAAGGGAAGGAGATAAGGAAATTGAAGGGCTAACTGATGGACTCAACGATGGAGACAGAGAAACCGATGGACTGATAGATGGACTAAGGGAAGGAGATAAGGAAATTGAAGGGCTAACTGATGGACTCAACGATGGAGACAGAGAAACCGATGGACTGATAGATGGACTTAAGGATGGTGATTTGGAAACCGAAGGAGAAACTGATGGTGAAATTGAATCTGCCATTTTATTAAGCTTTTGCTTGTTTTTTACAAAAGCCTCCTTTATATTTTTTTATATTGAGCCATTAGGGTGGGCTCATACCTCGACCTTTTAATTTATTCTTCATATTCCGCACCCAACCTCACGAGTAAAGGTGCGGAATGCGAAGCGTGAGGTTAATTTTCTTCGCACAACATACCACAAGTTATGTTTAACTGGTCGGATCACTAACTCCTGTTATTATCGCTTGCCATGGCTCCGCTTTAACAGCTAAAACAGAATACTCATTTATGTAAAATCTTATAGTATCTGCAATTTTAGCCAATTCTGTTCTGCCAATAGGAAGCAAGTCAATTACCTCAATTTCAGGAATACATAGAACATAGACACTTGAGGTAGAATAACCCTCTGCTCCTAAACTTTCTTCAGGAGTAATAGTGACTGAGTCATTGTCTCCTCCGTATTCAACAACTGCTCCTCCAACAGATATCAAGGTAAAAGTATTAGCGGTAGGAACGGAATAAACATTATAAGTTCCAGCCACATATTCAGTCGTATGAGTTGCTCCTGCTAAGGTTACTGTTTGTCCAACCACTAATCCATGAGTGCTTTTAGTGAAAAGGGCATAACCAGTAGCAGATTGATCTGTAATTGCAGTGCTACTTAAGGCTGAACCTTCTGTCTGGTTGTAAGGATAAGGTGTTGCTGGATTGATGAAAAAATCACCAATCAACGGAAGAACTCCAGCTGGTGTCTGTATGTTATTAGCATGCAAACCCATAGTGACTACAGTTCCCTGTTGAGCAATATACCTTAAATCTCCAAGCAATAACGAGTTTATCTGATTCTGAACACCATAAGAACAAAACACATGAGTTGGCTGTCCACCTTGGCATCTTACCAATTTAACAGCTCTCCAAACATCAGAAAGGGCAATTGCCGCCCCTGATTTTGCAACAGTGTTTGTTGTTATTTGAGCATCCAAACCATCAAACTGTAAACTACCAGTGACACTACTATCACCATGAAATAAAGCCCATTCTTCTGCTTGTATTACCTGTCTTAATTTTGCTTCTGCTACTTCAGCTTCTATGTCAGTAAAGCTTCTTCCACTTGCTCTAAATTGTTGCTTATACCTTTACCGATTTGCTTTTTTATTTAATTTGGCTTATAATTAAGGTATAGGATAAGTCATTTCTGCTTATCTCTGCATATTACTATGCAGACCAGACTATATCTTTATCATTAAATTTATTTGTTATGCCTAATTTTTGTCTTTGTGGCTGTAAAACAGAAATTCCAAACAGAATTTTTCAATAACAAATAAATTTTTAATGAACGTCTCACGTGTAGTCGTTACGCACTCTCTGCTAAAAGCAGGTTGGCTCGGTATTGTCCAATCTGTTTTTTTATAGATTGGAGTTTCACCGAAATAGTGAGATTTAACGATGACAGCAAGTTTCTAAGCTTTTTTATCATCGGTCCTGTTATATTGGCTGTTATACCAAGATATTTGTATGCCGCTGTTTTTTGTTCGTATGCTGGGTCTGAAGCTGTTGGAAGATCACCATCGGCATAAAATACACCAGTGGTTAATTCCTTAGCACCTGTTCCCAGTTTCTTCCTTACATTCCATAAGTGAGCCCTGCCATCTCCTTTTGTTCTTTTTAAGACATCCCTCAATGGGGTTTCTCTATAAGTAAGTTTAACAATTGCCGACTCCAAATCCTGTCTTGCAAGCAAAGAACTCGGAACAGCTCCTGCGAAGCTCATATCCACACTTTTTTCGAACTGATCTAACGCTTTGTTTATATCAGGCATTTCATTGATTTTCATATTATTTATTTTATGAAAATCATTCTAACTATGCTGGGTCTCTACTATAATTATTCGACCTTTCTTTAAATAATCTGTAGCCAGCAATTATTATAATTTATTTCTCATTTTCCAATTTAAAGGTAGAAAAATGTTTCTTGAAAAAATCTTGAAATCCTATCTTTTCGTCTTTCATATCTTTTTGTATTTCTTCTTCTCCTTTATTTTCAGCACCTTCATTGTTTCCATCAGGATTACCCGCAAATTTTTTCTCAACCATGTATGCGTTTTCACTTGCTATTCCTTTTCTTTTGTTAGGAGTAGACATCATCTTTTCAATAACTTCCTTAACGGGACCAATAAGCCTTTGCCCATTTTCTGCCAATTTCTTTTCAATCTCACGAGCCATTATTGTAGCTAAATCACCCTTGGTAACAAAATCCTCTTTTTCTTGACTTTTTGTAGTGGTATCAGTTGTGGTTGTTTCTACTTTTTTTTCTTCAACTGCTTTTTCCTTAATCTCCTTTTTCTTATCAGTTGTGGTTGAAGTTGTCCTTTGACCAGCAACAGAGGTTTCTGAATCTTGGTTTTCTTTCCCAATTCCTTGTTTCAAAAGATTTTGTATCTCCTTTGCTAAACTATCGAAACTCAATCCCATTTTACCAAAAGCATCTAACATTTCTTTGTGCATTTCATCTTGAGACTTATTGCACTTAGTAGAAGTGTCTTCAGTAGTTGAAGTAGTTGTATCCATTGCTTTCTTTTCCTCTTTTTTGTCTGTTTTTGTTTCATCAGTAGTAGTATCTTCCTTTGGTTTAACTGCTTTTTCTTCAACTGCTTTAATTTCCTCTTTTTTATTTTCTTCAGGCATAATATCTTTTGAAACCTCTGCTACAGATTTGGCAATTTGAAACTGCCAATTCAAAGAAGGATAATTTTGCAAATACTCCTCATAAAAACGATGGGGTTTTCCAAAGAAGTGTTCCTCCAATGAACCCTTTTGACCCTTGGCTATTATCCAAGTATCAAAATTACTGGGTCTGTTTGTCACAGAGATTTCTTTTAATGCGACATTGTAGAAAGTTTTAATTTTTTTGCCCAGGTTCTCTACAAACTCCTGAGCCGACCTTTTAACTATTCCAGCAACAGAAAGTCCAACTTGCAATCCTTTTCTTAGTGCCTTGTATAAATCAACTGCCTTTGAACTATCCTTATCAAGTTTAGCTTTTATATGAAGTTGATTTCTCTCATCCATCCAAGCCTTAAAAATATCACCTAATTTAGCATCCCAAGTCTTCATGTGTTCTGACATAAGGGGAACGCCATCAACATTTATTTGGTTAACCATTTCATTCATAGCGTCTTGCGACATTCTCTCTTGGTCATGGTCAACATTTGTAGTTGAAGCTATTCCCTCAATATACATCTTATCCAAATTAATATCTCCCTCATTTGCTTCTTTAGTAAAATTACTATATTCAACTTTAATTCTATTTCCATTTTCATCAACGGGATACGCCTTTTCAATCATAAAACTAAAATCAATAGAATTAAAAGATTTTTCTGCTTCATCTCCTCCTCCATAATTACCATTCTGATAACTTCCGTATCCTCCTTCACCATAAGAGTCCTGATAAAACTTTATAGCTTTTTTACTTTGTTCTATTAATTCAAAAGTATCTTTTAATATCTTTTTAAGTTTATTTCTATAAGAAGTATTATCCGCTGAAGTTTCTCTAACGCCTCCATTATTTATTCCTTTTTCTTCAAAAACATTTTTTTGAAAATCTAAAGAAGAATAATTTTCTTTCCAAATTTTTTGAAATTCACTCATATTTTTATTAAATATTATTTATATCCCAATCCTCGGGCACGATTGGGTTTGCTGTGCATTCACAATTAGGATGCAAGGGAATGTCGGAGATATCATTATCATTAAAAGGTCCCGAACCATCCCCAAACTCACCAGTGCAAATATCACAAGGTTCCCCACCATAAAGAATTTCAAACTCATCAATTCCTAACTCTTTAGAGGCTTTAATTACCCCTTGGTTTGATGCCCAAACCGACTCTGTTCTTGCTATTCTATCCGCTCTCCATTTGTCATCCCATCCCATTAAATCTTTTATATCAGAAGAAATTTTGCTTCGGCTATAATCTTCATCTTTTGCATTTTCAAGATATTTATTAACGCTATCGTATATTGTCATTGCCACTGACTTTGTTGTAGCTAAAGACCTTTCTTCAAAAGCAGGTTCTAAATCTTTTAACATTTGAGGAGCTTTTATTGCTAAAATCTTATCAATATCATCTTTTAAACTTGGCCTTCTCATTGAATTGGCTATAAGAAAGGCTGCCAATCCAAGCCCTTCCTTAAAAACATCAGAATAATGCTTTTTCTTTTTCTTTGTTTCTTCTAAGCTCCAACCATCGTATTTTAAATTCCAATCATTATCAACCTCGTTTATCCAATCCTTTGTTATTTTACCCGAAAGTTTATCTATTTTTGGAACAATCACATCTGAATAAATTGATTTTAATTGATTATTTAAGTGCGTAGTTAAACTTTCTTCTTTTTCTTTTAATTGATTGTGATAAAAATCATTTAACTTATCAACTGCAATTTTATGAAACTGACTTTTTTCAAGATTACCTTTTCCCCCTATTTTTTTTAAAAATAACTTTTGCAATTCTGGAATACCTTTTAAAACATTAGGAATCTCATCGGCATATTGTCCCCAAGTATGAGATTCTCCACCCTCAAACTGATAATCAAGACCATAAGCTCGCTTATCTGGAGTTATTAAATACTGATTTGCCCGCCTATCCCCCAATTTCATCTCTTTTTCTGCCTTCCACAAATTAGCTAAATCATTTATAGCTTCACTATAACTTTCTGGGTCTCGCTTCATATCATCTGTCAATCTTTTATCTGTTAATGAAAATCCTTTGACAAAAGGAGAAACTATGTAAAAATCATAGGCCCTTGTTTTTCCCCATTTACTATCCCACTTTTTAGAATAATACTCTGCCGATAATGTTCTATACTTTTCAAATTCATTTTTAAGTTCGCTACTTGGCAAACACTTATCGATTACTTCTTTATAAGGAACCTTCCTTGCTAAAACAACATTTAATCCCTTTTCCGCCAATTCCTTTGTTATCTTTGACTCTAAATCAGGACCGTGCAAATTAACCGACACTGGTGGTTTTATATAATATCCCTTGTTTCCCAATTCATCAGTCCAAGCAAATGGCTGACCATATCCTCTATCATCCATCCAACAAAGATATTTACCTGCTTGAACTGTTTTTTCAACATTTTTTTCTTTTGTCGTTTCATCTTTTGTCTCTTCTTTTGTTTCCTCTTTTGTTGCAACAACTTCTTTCTGTTCTTTATTTTCTTCAGCCGTATTGGCTTCTTCAATAACTTCCTCATCATTCATATCTTCCAATGGAGTAGAATCAATATAAACAGGAACTTGTCCTGCTATCACAAAAGGCCTTATTCCTCCCTTAATAGGGTCAAGACCTACTTCTTTTCTGTATTCATTTATTGACCTTGCCCCTGTCCTACTTTCAATTTCCCAAACACTTGCCCTTGATTGAGCATCCACCAAATCAACATCAGTCCAAACAAATTGTAAATCCCGATAACCTAATCCTTTCCAAATTATTTTTTGAGTAAATATTTCTTTCAAAACCTCTAAAACTGTTCTATAACCTTTTGCTTTTGATATTTCTCTTTGAGTTTCAGCCGTAGCTTTATTTATATCAAATGTAAGACCTATATCTTGAGGAGAAATTTCATAAGCAGCGGTCATTAAACGAGAAAGCCATAGTTGATATTCCATAAACTGCATATCCCTATTACTATTCGGTTGTAGAGGAAGTATCTTTGGGTCATCAATTCCACCAACGAAAGCCGTCTTCCATGGTTTCCCCTCTATCTCTGCTTTCCAGTATGCCCTAAAAGCTTCTACCTCTGACTGTTGCATTTCCTTACCTAAATTTATCATTATCGGAGGAAGAGTCCCTACTTCAAAAAATGAACCATTAAAATTATCTGCATTTAAAATATTTGTAGCAACCATTATCACTCCTTCCAAAGGACTTAATCCATACCCAAAGTTCTTAATATCGCCCTGTGGATTTTGCATTATATAAGCCAATTCATCTCTACTAAATTCTGCATCTGGTTCTGCTGTAGTATTAAGTGGCATAAACTGAAAATAAGCAGGTTCCCCAAGCATTCCATGTATATCAACGGCGGGTTTAACTGTCGCCCCATCCAAATAATACATCTCCGCCAAGTTTCCTTTTTTATTTGCCACCAACTCAATTGTTCCAGCATCTAAAACAAGAAGGTCTTCTAAAACCATCAATAAAAAAGTCCTGAAATTATCGTCAGGGTTAGGAAAATTGAAAAATTGCTCAACTTCCGCTACTTTGTCTTTATCGGGAACTTCCTTTGGATTGACTGGAACGATAGCCCATTTAGTCTTTGAAATCTCGTGCTTTAGGGTATTTATACACAGCCTTGCGACAGAGCAAGACTTTGACATTCTCCTTAAGGTTTCATAGCTTATTCTTGTTGGCTTTCTTAATCCCTTTTCTGCTTTTCTATAAAAAAGCTTGGAAGGGTCAAGTAATAAACCCTTTCTATCTTTCTGAAAGCTATCTAAGTTTTGCCTCTTCAAATCATTTTCTAAAGACTCAGTAGTCTTTTCTATTATTAGATTTGGCATTTTATTTAAAATTATTTAGCTGAAAGAAAACAACTATATTTACCATCAATAGTAAAAGTTAAAACAACTCTTATCATTCCAAAAACATCACCATTAGAAATGAAATAAATATCTGAACTATTAGAAGTAAATGTTTTACTGGAAACAACTGTTCTTGAGGTTGAATTACTTATTAATCCAGAATAATCAGTCCAAGTATTCCCGCCATCATTAGAAACTTGAACAGTAAACACCCCATTGCCATAGACCAAACCAGCACACTTGAACTGTAAGGATATATTTTTAAACCCTGAAACATCTATTGCAGTAGAAGTAGCAGTAGCACTTACAGCATTCAATAAAACCGCATTTAAATTATTCATATTATTAAATTAAAAACCGAGAGAAACAAACAATCTGCCGAAACAGGTTGTCCCTTTCTCTCGGTTACTTTTATTTATTATATGGGATTTTTAACTCCCTACTATTTTTATTTTAACAATTAACAAAACATATTGTCAAATTTTATTCTATTCTTTTCTATTTGTATCAATATCAATAAGTTTTATTGTCTTTAATGTTTGCTTTATCACCACAGGTTTTCCTCCTTGCACTACAATATTTAAGTTTCCATAATTTAATTTCCTTATGTAGTATATCAAATATCGCTCACATCGAGAAAGGCTATTTATATCTCTAACATCTTCAATCCTTATATTTCTTTCTTCATCAAATTCTACCATATTCTTTGTGTAACCTTAATATGAGTCAAAGTTATTTTTTCTGAATTTTTACAAACCCAAACTTCTTTTCCACAAGAAGAGCAAACAAAATAAATTTCACCCTCCCTCGTAGTTATACCATCGCTTCCCTTAACCAAAATTGGACTTACTATCCCAAGGCTTTTTTTACATATTGGACAAAAAATTGTTTTTTCACATCCACATACCATAATTATTTTCTTAAAAATATTCTTCCAACTTGATTATTTAATTCAATATCAGGATTATATTCTAAAGATACATTATCTCCTAAAATAACTTTTATTTTATTTAATTTCATTCTTCCAGAAAGATAACACCTGATAGTTTTATCCTCTCCAATATCAACTAAAAATTGTAAGTTTGGAAGAGATTTTATTACTAAACCAGAAGTCTTTAATATTTTAATATTTCCCATTAACTATTTTCTTAGTTATTCTTGGAATAAATTTTGTTGTAAATTCATTCAATGAATTTTTTTCAAAAGTCCCCGGCATATCCCAATAAAGTCTAACGATTGATTTTAAATATTTAGCAATAGAGTCCAAATTTATAAAAGCCTCTATAAATCTCATCTCTTTAATTTTACCCTTAACATCATATTTTCCACCCTTATCATCAAGTATTATATCCCAATTAGCTCTTTTTTTCAACTCTCCAAAAGAATTCCAAAATCTATCATCAACCCATTTCAAAAACATTTTTAAATCGTTAGTTCCTACGCATATACTCTGCATATATAAGTCTGCCATATAAAGAACATAAAGAGAAGCGTATCTAACCACTTTCTCACGACTATCAGACTTAAATGGCAATGGATTTGGAATATCTGACATTATTATTTCATTATTTCACTTAATTCTTTTTTGTCAACTTCTTTATCAACTATCTCCTCTTTTTGTTTTGTAATTCCTTGGCTCATTTCTACTGGTGGCTTAAAAACTTCGCTAACGATTTGAGGAGGCGGAATAAATCTTTTCTTTATTGCCTTTCTTTCATTTATAACTTCTGTAGAAGGATTTTTATCAACACTATCAATTAAACAACTTTTGCATTTCCTATAAACCACTATTATCTTTTCAAGTTCTCCTTTCGGTTTTGCCCGATGACAAATATCACAAAGTTCAAATTGATTTCCTTTAATCTTTGGCATAATTTTGAGTTTTTCTCTTATTTATTATTTTTTCGGCCTTTAATTATTCCATCTTTAATAAGCTTTATCTCAAACTCATTAAAAATACTTATATTTTCATTAAAAAGATTTTCGTCTTTACTTTCTATTATTTTTTTCATTAAATCGTTTTTGTTTATATTCTTATCTACAATAAAATTTTCTCTCAATATTTTTAAATTCAAATCATCTAATGTAATCCAGTTAAACATATAAATTTGCCAGTTATTTTTAGGATTTCCTGCAATCTTTTCTGCTTCTGATATAGCACTAACTATAGCCTCATCGAAAGAATAATTAACGCCTTGATAAAGAAATTCAACAACGCCACTTTTAATTAAAATAGCAAAAATCTTAGGATACATCTCCTTACTTTTTATTCCTTTAAAAACATTCGAAACTGAAAATTCTTCTGTCATAAACTTTTACCCCTAAAATATTTTTTACATTTAGGGCATTTTATATTATTAAGATAAAAATCATTTAAAACTATTATTTTAAAAAACCTGTTTCCACAATTTTGACAAGAAAGATGAAGTTTAGTTTTTCTTGTCTTTTTTAAATTACTATTTATCATTCCAATTCTTGTCCTTATGGCGTGTTCGGAAACTTTAAATATTTTTGCCATTTTAGAACAACCATTCTTTCTAAAAGCATTAATAAATTCTTTTTGTGAAACTATTTTTTTAATCATAAATCTGGGCGTGATTGTTTTAAATCTTTATTCATTATTTCCAAATCTGCTATTTTCTCTAACTTCTTTCTTTGCTCTTCATTTAAGATTGGAGCTTCTATAACTTCTGGCAACATTCCTTTTGGCTTGTTTTTTTCTACATTTTCAGTTATTTTAACATTAGTTTTAACACCAGAAATATTTTGAATAAATTCTTTTTTCCTTAAAGATTCAGAAGTTAATATTCTATCTCCGAAAGAAAAAACTGGTCTTGGAGATTTCATTCTTGTTGTTATCGCATATCTTCCACCGTCCAATAAATGATCATTTTCTTTGACTGTTTCTTCTAATAACTTTCCATCTCTTTCTTTCCAATTATATGATTTTACCTCTTTTAATAAATTAACAGAACTTTTTGTTATGTAAAAATTATGGCTTTTAATAATATCAATCCCGTCTTTTATCTCTAATTTAACACAAGGAACAACATTAAATCCCGCTCTTTTTAATTCCTCAATCCTTGCTGGTTCGGCATTATCGGCGTATATAACGGAATTTTTAAAATCAATTTTTTTCATCTTTTCAATTAAATCTGTATTTGTTAAATAACGTTGGTATAACTTCTCTTCCCAATAATAATCTTTGTCCTTTTCGGCTATTTTTACAATAGCAGTCTGATTGTTATATCCAAAGTCTAATCCATAAAATACATCATCAAGGCTATCGGGCATACTCTCACAAAACTTCCAATGGGTATAAACCATTGATTCTGATATTCCTTTTAAACCTAAGCCATAAATTCTCCAATAATTATAATCTTTATCCTTATAGCCTTCAATCTCTTTAATCAATTCTTTAGGTAAAAATGGGTTATCCCGAAAAGTAGAGGTAATAACTACGCAATCTTTCCTTGGCTGTAATTCATCATAAATCCAGTGATATTGGTGTGAAGGATTATAGTCCATAAATATCTGCTTATCTGTCCTCATTGATAATTGCCTATAATCTTCTAAGTCAAATTCGTTTGCCTCATTCATCCAAAGATAATTCCTCCTTCTGCTTCTAATCTTCATTGGCTCATCAACAGAGATGAAATCAACCTGATTTCCATGATAATTATAAGTATGCTCGGACTTATTGTGATTTCCCTCTTGATAAATACCAAGAGATTCAATAATAGAAAAAAAATCTTTCATTGATGTTGCCCTTAAAGAAGGGAAAGTCTTTCTGGCAATAGTAATTTGGACGCCACTCTCCCTCATCATAATTAAGGCGAACATCTGGGCTAAACTATATGTTTTTGAAGAACCAGTTCCTCCTTCATTAATAACAATCCTATGTTCCTTGCTCTGGTATTCCCGTAGGTTCTTCTCCAGAATTTCCGTTGACTTCAATTTTAGTTCCATTTTCTTCTTTTGATTTTACTATTTCTATTTTTATTTTATCTATATCGTCTCCAGAATTAAAGCCCATTTTTTGTATATTTATTGGAAGTCCCAACTCTATCTGTATTCTTTTATAAATTTCACTTATTGATTCATTGTATTGATTAAAAAAATCCTTTTCTTCATCTGTTAATGGTCTGTTTAGGTCTGGACGAATTAACCTTCCCATTATTTCTAAAAATTTAGAGTCAAGAGAAAATAACAATTTTTTATTTAAAAGTAAATCCTCCCAAGCTATTTTTAGCTTATCAACCAACTCTTTCTTTGCTTTTGATTCAATCTCCTCGTTTATCTTTCGCTTCCATAATCTCTTTTCTTCCGCCCAACCCTTAGTTTGATTAGCCATATTACCGTCATTGTTTGTTTCCTTGCCAAACTTTTGCCGTATAAAAGGAGCAACATCTAAAAACTCAGAATTAAAAAATTCTTGCCTTATCATCTCCCAATCTCTTTTAGTTTGACCCTGACCTGGTTCAAATTCCATAAATTTTAATATTAATTAAATATTTGATTAATAATGTTTTCCCACTTATATTGGTTAGTTGCCCACTGGAAGGCTTTTTCAGTCAAAGACAACAACTTGTCCGTGTTTTCTAATAATTCGTTAATTTTAACGACCAGAGTCTCTTT